TAAATCTAAACTACCGCGAACGCTTCAAGATCCTTCTTGATAAAGAAATTACCTTAGGTCCTGCTGTTTATTCCACCACAGCAGGCTTTACATCCTTTGGCTCCAATACTCAACAATACCTTAAATATTATAAAAAAGTCAACTTAATGGTTACCTTTTTCTCAACATCAAATGAAAATGATGTAGCTACAATCGCTACTGGTGTACTCTACTTAGTACTAGTTGCCTCTACTAGCGGTCGTATTGAATCCCGCTTCTCTACTAGAGTCCGCTTTGAAGATGCCTAGACAGCCTGCCGCAGGCGAAAAATTTTTTTTATAATAAATTTTTTTAAACCTAAATTTAGGCCCTTTTTTAGATCTAAATTGCGCCCTAAAAATTAGTCACAGGACCAATGAGCTGTGAGTGAGATTAATTCTGAGGACACTAGTTATAGTATTACCTAGTGTCCTCCGTCCAACGTCCAGCCAGCTAATGCCCAAGTCCAGGAAGTCCAGCTCATCCAAGTCAAAAGCCTCTAGTTCTAGGTCGTCATCTAACCCTCAAGTCATCGACACTCGGTCCCTCAACTGGTGCTTCACCTTTAACAACCCTCCCTCCAACGATGAACCAAGAAAATGGCCGGATGTACGCTATTGTGTATGGCAAAGAGAAGAGGGTGAGCTTGAAACCCCCCACCTTCAAGGTTACGTGGTCTTCACCACCCGTAAACGACTTAGTACGCTCAAGTCGATCGCCCCTACTAACCACTGGGAAATGCGTACGGGTGATCACATCCAGGCGAAAACCTACTGCTGTAAGGAAGATACTCGGAAGGAAGGCCCGTGGACTATCGGTTCGGAAGATGGTATACCTTTGGGGAAAGGTGCTCGGTCCGACCTTCTTGCAGTCAAGAGGGCCATCGACGAGGGCTACTCGGACTTTCGGCTCGTCGATGAATATTTTGAGGAGTGCGCTCGTCACATGCGCTTTTTTAGGGAATATCGTCGTATCAAATCCGCTCGTCGTAGACAAATGCCAGAAGTCATTGTTCTATGGGGACCCACCGGAACCGGGAAGTCTCACACCGCCAATGAACTCGCCCCCGATGCGTACTGGAAGAGTAGATCGAACTGGTGGGATGGCTACGAAGGTCAATCCGATGTTGTTATCGACGAATTTTATGGATGGTTGCCCTACGACATTCTCCTTCGTATCACCGATAAGTACCCACTCATACTCGAGACAAAAGGCGGTCATGTCAATTGGGGCGTTAAAAGAATCATCATCACCTCCAACAAGCATCCACGCGACTGGTATGATTCGACAAAATGTCCGTACGAGCCTTTGGAGCGAAGAATCTCGAAGATTGATTATCTCTTCGTTCCGTACCGATCTCAGTTTTTAGATGAGGATCTCTTAGATGTTCCCGATATCAACTCGGTTCAACCAGATGTTACTCTGGTTCCAGATGATAGTGATGTTTTAGTTCCAGATTCACAAGTTCTAGATGTAGATAGTGAGGAAGAAAATAATTTATATCAAAATGAAGGAATGCTAAGTTCCCCATCTTGGTGTGTTCTACATCGAGATACTACGCGTTTATGGGGAACTAGCACCTCCATACCGGGGTTAAATTCTCATCCGATTAATAATCCACCTCTCCCTTCTATTAGTAACTTATTATGGGATAGGTCTCCTTCAAAAGGCAAAGAAAAAATTTAATTTTAATAAAAAACAAAAAAAAGGGCCCTGGTCCTTTTTTTTAAAAAACCCTAAGTTTTCATAAGTTTTTTAAGTTAAACCCTACCCCTAGTTAAGTCTCGCCCGCGGGTTAGGAGTTAGGGGTTAGGGGTAAGGGCTATCATGATACCGGGGGGGTGCAGGGGGACGCGGAGCAGTCCCCCGCTTATTTCATTCCTTGCCATCCGCGTCCGGGGTCGCGAGCGAAGCGCATTGGGTTCCAATCCTTGCCATTCGCGTCCGGGGTCGCGAGCGAAGCGCATTGGGTCTTAATTCTTCTTAGAAATTTCTCAGGAAAATTTTTTTTTTTATTTTTTAACAAATGCCAAGGACATTTAGAAAGCGTTCTCGCTCTCCTTCTCCATGCCAACTTACTACACACGAAATCTTGAAACGTATCGACCGGGTTATAGGCGCTCTTCAAGAACTTCAAGACGATATCGTCGCAATGGAGGATCCTCTAGATACCGACACAGATCACGATACCCAAGAACCACCGGGAATATGGGAGCCCCTCTCGCCACTCGAGGGTACTCCGCCCCCGTCGTTGAGAGAAAAACGTTCGACATAGTCTCTGGCATCACCGTTCTAGATGCTTTCAACACCACTACAATGTGCATACCATCCCAAGGTGTTGGCTATACTAATCGCGTTGGTAGACGCATTAATCTAAAATCTATATATTTTAGAGGTTTCTTTGGTAATGCTGTATCTACTGGTGGTCTTTCTCAAGCAGCTTATGGAGGTACTTCTCTCCGTGTAATGTTTGTTTATGATCTACAACCCAATGGTCAACTTATGGAACGCGGCGAACTCCTTTTAAATGATGATAATGATGAATCCATCACTTCACAACTAAATCTAAACTACCGCGAACGCTTCAAGATCCTTCTTGATAAAGAAATTACCTTAGGTCCTGCTGTTTATTCCACCACAGCAGGCTTTACATCCTTTGGCTCCAATACTCAACAATACCT